TCATCTAAGGTTAGGTAAGAAACAGATCCTCCCCAACTACCAAAGTCATGAGTAAGAGCACCATACCATCCCACAGTCCCACCACTAGGTGTACTTGAATAGATAGCTGACGAACTACTTGGATTTGAAAAGTTAGAACAGCTTGCAACAATTTTGTCTTTCAAATAAGGTGTGTAACCAGGTCTAATATCTGCGAGCCTCAAATAATTGTACTGATTAGCTATTGTGTGAAATTGAAAGTTGACGGTCACTAAATTGCCACGTCTTGTGTAGTAAATATATGCCCAATCAATATCAATATTTTTTGCTGGGGTTGTATCAACATGGAAAAATGTCACGTTGTCTTTTGAAGTGAATTCAGACTGAATATATTTTTTTGTAGCGGCACTGGGGTCACTGATCAGCGTTTGTAACTGAAGTGCACCACGTTGGAGCGCAACTGACGACATGTTTCCCTTTTGATCAGGAGTGGTGATGTAGTTGAACATTCCATTTGGGCTCAAAAGAGATTTGTAGTATTGACCATTGGGATTGCCATTATTGTCTTCAATGTTGCCCAGTATACTTAGGTTCGCATCTTTTAGTTCAAGATTGCCAGAACTCTTGGCACCGTCAATCTGAACATGGCTGAAAGGCGAATTAATGTCAGGAGAATTAAAGGTTGAGCTGTCAACCTCAATCGATTGCAGCTTTTTGATGCTAAGCACTGCTTGCTGAATACTTTGATCAACCCAAGCTGTACCATTGTAGTATTGCAATGCTGTGGCATCGTTAAGCGTTGTCCCATGCCACCACAAATCGCCTTTCTTGGGACTAGCAGGCGTGCCCAATTGAATGTATGTGTATGGCACATCCTTGCTTCCGGGAACACCTTGCGGACCTTGAGGGCCTTGCGGTCCTCTGATGTTTCCAAGTACATCTCCAACTCCAAAGGTTCCACCGCCGCCTCCACCACCAACGTTTACAGTATCAATTTGAAAAATGTTGCCAGAGGGAGTGATTACGGTATCGCCAATTTTGGGAGGATTATCAACGGACGGTGCCGGGCTTAAATCAGACCACCAACGACCTATATCATTTGGTCCATCCTCGAAACTACTTTTAAAAATCTGCTTGCCACGTTCACCTTGTGGGCCTTTAAAAAGCGCCCAATTGTAATCTGCTGGATTGGTGCTATCGGCCTTTGTGAAGTCGCTATACGTGCCAATGTACTTTTTGCCATCGCCACCGGATACTGTGAACCCGCTTTGGCCGCTTACATCATTCGCCCAAGCGGTGTGAAAATAGCTTGTACGGCCATCTGCACCCTTTGCACCGGGAACACCATCAGCACCATCAGCGCCCTGAATCAATGCCCACTTGCCAGCATAATCAGCCGGATTGTCACTTGGGACTGATGACTTGGCATTGGGAACAATAGCCATGTACTTCTTGCCACTTGGGAAGGCACTCATATTGGTGCCTTTATCGTCATCGGCGTAACGAATCCATGGATAAAATTGAATGGCCTTGGGAATATTTTCAATCTTAACTGCCATATCCTTAAGCGCAGAATACAAATTAGGCTGCTCATTTGCGTAATCTCCTAAAGTGAGCTTGGTATAATGACCAGCGCGGCTGCGTTCAACCGACAACACTTTCGCAGAAAGAAATAGATTCTGGTTCTCGTCAACAATGTGTACCGTTTGATTCAATGGCACATAGGGCGCATTTGCCAAATCAACTTCATAGTTAACATTTGGATGGTTATACTTTTTCAGGTCTGCTAGGGCTGCTTGTAATAACGTGGCCTGAGTAGTCGAATCAAATGTTTTGACCCGATTCCAATCAGATTGTGTTGGGTTAGGGTTGTTGTTGCTTAACAAACGTGAATATTTCTGCACAGCAATGGTATCGTGCAAGAATCCGTACTGGTCAAGTACAAATTGTCCGGTTGGATCAGTCCAACTATACCCAATCAAATTAATTGGATCGTTTGAACCGTCAGGTGTAGCACCATAGGCCTTCACTGAGGTTTCCATGTCGTATATATCAACCGTCTTTACGATATTGTTGATGTCTTTGTTCATCTCAAAAGAAATTAAACTGTCGGAAGTTTCCTCGTGTCTGATGTTGATAACACGTTTTACAGCAGTCGTACCTACAAAAACAAAGCCAAAGCTAAGAACTGCATCAAAATCTTTTGCGACTGATTTAATGCGGCTGAGTGAAGTGTCTTCATCCGTCCATGTAAGTGTTCTGACGTCTGTAGGAAATTCATTAATACCGATCTCCCAGCCAGAATCATTCGTAAACATGAGGATGTAATCAGCAATAGTATAGGCTTTGTCAGCTTTATAAGCACCCACAACTTCATTCATCAGATCGTTACCTGCATCCGTACAAATGACTGTATGAATATGTGCTAATGTATCGTGATTAACACTGGCAATGACCATTTGATGTCCATTGCCTTCTTCGTCCTGATATAAGACAAAATTGTTTTCAGCCGCCATTTCATCAATGGCCTGCTCTTGCTCAGTCTTAAATGGAATCGTCAGGGTTAGGGCAATGGCAGGCCTATCATCAGTTGTTTTAACTTCACTATCAGCGCTTACACGCCATTCGCCTTCTCCAGTTGTACGTGCAACACCCATGATGTTGAATTTTCGGTCTGAGAAATAGTATTCCATTTATAGCCACGCCTCCTTCAAATCAACTTCACACGCAAATGGTTGTGCCCAGCTTGATGGCATGAGCTGAATGATGGTATCTCCGGGTGGCAAAAGAAACTTGTCCCACTGATTGCCTAATGTATGCAAGGTGCGATCTTCATTGCCATTGAAATAAGTTTTGGTATTAGCCACATCAACCGTAATTACATCGCCATTGCTGAAGCGATTCTTAATATCTGTATACCAGCTTACGTTCTGCCATTTGACGATAGACGCAATTAGATACATAGTCGACTCGCCCCATGTCTTGTCTCGCATAAACCATGCTGAAAATTGCTTGGTCTCAACATTGGCAGCGTCCGCAAAGGTAAACTGACGGGTAATAGTCGTCTCTCGTCCTCGATTTCCAACCCATGGTGACACTCTAAAAACAACCGAATTACCAAATTTCTGCAATTCCAGCTGAATGAACTTATCGTTAGTGAAAATGCTACGATCAAGCTGTTCATTGACGACTAGTTGATTTTTGTAGTAACACATCCACCATATTTGGTCAGACAGTGCACTATTGTCTTTCAGTATCATCTGAAAGATTGGCTTGCCGTCACTCTCTAACGTTGTTTCGAGCGCACCTACCTCATAGGCATTAGTTTGAAAACGTGTCATGACATCCCAAGTAAGATTGCTTTTAAAGTTACCGTTATGTGTCTGAGCAAGGTTGTGTTTGATTGAAGGACCATTCCAATACTTGTGGTCGCCAGTAATACTGGTCCAATTAGGCTCAACCTTCCAGCCATCGTAGCTGTCCTGTGTCCAAATCGCATTGCCAATCTGTTCGTTCGGCGTAGCTGGATTGTCTCCCCAGTAAAGATTATTCGAAGCCGCTTGATTATCCATGTGCGAGCCTTGAACGGCTGCCAAATTCAAGGCCACTTCACTTTCTTCGCTGGTATAGCCATCAATTTCTTCAGGGTTGCCAAATTGAAGAACGCCACCCTGACTATTGGCAAATCCTAGAAATCCATTATCAGCGTGCATAGTGGCCGTAATAACTGGCTCAACCGGATAAGTGCCACCATTATGAACCGTGATGGTGTCGGCATAGTATTCAGGATCTGCTGGGTTAGGCGACCAAGGAGACACAGTTGATCCTAATTCAACCTTGAGAAGCTTTATTTGAATCGTCGAGCTCGGGCAAAAAGCATTTATAGAAAATATTGGACTGCCGTCATCAAGATGAGCAGCGTTGATAACCCTTGTGAAGCTTAATTGGACATAATCATTAAAATCAACTTGTTGGGCTTGGCTATCGTCTTCCCAACTAGAGCCATTGAAATATCCTGAAGAAATGCTGCCTTGTCCTTGAACATAAACTGATATAGTGACTGTCATTCCTGATGTAATCCAGCTTGATTCACTTTGACTAACAGTGTGCTGGATAATAGACTTGATCGTATTGGCGGATGTGATAATGCCGTCTTTATTTGTTATGGTGCCATCAGTAGCCCATATGCTAGGATTCCAATCGCTGCTATTTTTCCGACCAAAGCCAGTATTTGTCAGCAGGTTCACTGGCACGTCCTTGTATGGCATGTTGTCAGCCGTCTGCGTGGCTACCGAGTGTGCAATGCCACCATCGGGGCAGATGAAGCTGATTGAGATTGTCCCTGACCTAAACCCTTCGGTGAAGGTAGGCTGACTGTCTACGATGGCAAGATAATATTTATCAGGCTCATCCCCAAAGATTAGCTGCTGGGGTTCATCCGCATCAACAGCAGCGGCCAATGAACGTCTCAGTGGCACCAAATCGTCATTCATAACGATCCCAGTTACCACAATCGTCTTGACGTCCCGTGACATGTATTGCAGCATCTGGCCATCGCTAATACCAACCTTTTGCATTGTGTTGACGTGATTAGTTCCTACATCACGTTCGACCATCTGTACATACATCCACTGGGTAATATCTACTCCGGCGTATGTGATTTTAATGCCTGCTTGCTTCAATTAAACGGTTCCTCCTTTCCAATAAGCATTGAACCTGTCTCTTCTGTCGTTGTACTGCTTAACTTTTGGTGCAACTTTTGGATAAAACTGGTCGTCACCAACTTGCAGAACAAAGCTAAGTTTCGTGAGAAGATCAGCAATATTGTCCAGCTTCTTTCCTAAATCATCTGTACCGCTGCTTTCGCTTTCAGCAACCGCACCATTACCCAAGTTGTGATTGATGTTGGTAACAGCCTGTCCCAATAGTTGCCAAGCACGGCTCGTTTTAGTTAACGGCAGAATTGTTTCTGGACCATCTTCGCCAACAAGCGCATGGATTGGCTGTGTGATCAAGCCACCATTGGCGTAACCTTCAGGGCCACTGACACGAGCAAAAGCAGAACTTCCAGAGCCGTAGATGGCCTTCATGTAGTGAATACCGGCAAGCAGATCGTCATAGCCGTTATAGACATCGTTGTGGCCGGGGAACTTAAACGCATTGAACGTTGGCCCAATGGTTTGCACAAGCCCCATTGAAGGTATACCGGCTTTAGCGTTGCTATCCCACAGGTTAATTGCCCTAGGATTACCATTGGATTCACGCTGGATAACTCGCATCCATGCAGCAACTTGGTATGCTGAGGCATCAAATCCATTGGCCTTTAAAGCTCGAATAACATATGGCTTCCAACGTTGCACGCCTGACCCACCGGGATTGGCCATGGAATCTTCTATTTTTTTAAGCTCTTTTTTGATCCAATTGCCAATTCCGTTATATGCATGTTTGAAAATGCCAACTCCTAAGTCTCCAAATGCTTTTACTGGAGATGAGCTAACAATGCCCTTGATGCTGTTGCTTATAAGTTCGGTAACATGCTTAACCGGGTGAGCGATCCAATCTACAATCGCTTCGAACTTATCACCGATCCATTTGCCAACATCTTCAGCCTTATCGACTACCCACGAACTAGCGTCTTTAACGCCGTCCCACACACTGCCAATGATGCCGCCTTGTGCAAAGCCGGGAATGCCATACATATCTGCAATGGCTTTACTTTCTTTGCCATTGTAAATACGGTCGCCAGTCTCAAGTGGAAGAATAGCGTTGCGCTTTTCAGCATATATCCACTGATTTGTGCGCTTCTTGTGGATCAATTCTTTGTAATGCTCGCTGCCGTCATCGTTAACCATAGCCAATTGCGTACCATCTTTACCAACTTCGCCGCCTTTGGCAAAGTGTACGTATGATGGCAGACCAACTTTTTTAACACCGAAGAATCCTAGAACACCATTGACGGCACTAAGACCGGTTCGAATAACGCTGACAACGAAATTAATGCCGCTTTCTGCCGCCTTTTTGATACCATCCCAGATTCCGCTGAAGAAGCTACCAACGCCACCCCATACATCTGTCCAAACATTTTTAATGTTCCTGATGACACTGCCAATTGTGTCAGACATGCCATGAATGATTGGCGTGAAGAATTTAACCATGCCGTTCCAAATGTTTCCAAAGAAATCAGAGATGGCACCCCATGTTTTATTCCAGACATTTTGAATGAACTTTAAAGTTACGCTGATGCCCTTCGAAAGGGTGTTTGATACATTGTTATATATCTTAACAATGCCATTCCAAATATCTTCGAAGAAATTAGAGATTGCTTTCCAAATACTATTCCAGACTTTTTGAACTGCATTTAAGAAGTTCGTGACATTCTTGACTATCCAATTGGTAGAGGAAGATACAATCTTGACAATTGAATTCCACGTATCAGAAAAGAACTTAGAAATAGCTCCCCAAGTTTTATCCCATGCGTTTTGAATTCCTTTTGTTGTGCTGCTAATCGTTTTGCTGATTGTGTTTAGTGGAGGCTTAACAAACTTTACTAAGCCATTCCATACATCCTTAAAGGGCTTCTCTACTTTTTTCCATGCAAGTATGAAAAGACCAACAATAAATGCCACAGGATATACAATTACCTTTTTAAGATCATCTAGTCCTGCTTTTGCAATTTTCACAATATTCTTCCAGATAGAAGACGTTGTTTTGCTAATTGGATTCCAAACTTTAGACCACGCTGTTGAAAGTGACTTTCCCCAACCGTTAACGGTCTTTAGAAAACCATCCCAGCCTTTACCGACACCCTTCCAAAAATCATTCCATTCTTTCTGTGCCCGCTTATTAGCTGCTTCTTGCTGTTTATGCTGTTTCTTTTGAGCTGCAGCAGTGGACTTGTTAATGCCATCCCACCATTTGACTACATTGTTAGTCATTTGACGAGCATCCCAGCCAAGACCACCTAGCCAACTATTAGCTGGCTTTTTCTTAGCATTCCAGCCATCTGTGAACTTCTTGGCAGCATCACCAGCCCATTTACCAACTGTTTTGCCAATTGTTGCACCAACTGCTGCGCCTAATGGGCCACCAAAGAAGGCACCAATGCCGCCACCAATTAAGGTCCCTGCGGATTCACCAACGGAAGAGAATTTCTGACCAATAGTACCGCCTTTAGAAAAGGCCTTAGTCAAATCCTTAATATCTGAAATGGCATCATAGGCAATTGTGATAGTCGCCATGCCCTTGCCAAGCGCACTGCTGTTTAGTTTGCTTAAATTCGTTTTTATCATGTCAGCGAATTTCGAGTTAGCTAGTTTCTTAAGCCCAGAATACATGCCTCCAACGCTTTTGGTGAAACCCGTGATGGCAGCAATTGGTAATACTTTACCGGCCAAATTCAAAGCAATAAATCCAGCAGCTAAATCGCCAAAAAGTTTAGGATGTTTATCGGCAAAATCTCCCAAAGACTTTAGCAATGGATTAAGGACCTTCAGTCCTGATGTGAGTGCCGCCCATGATATTTTAGCCATAGCTGATCCAGTGGTTGAAATCGTAGTGAAGAATGTTTTAATTTGACCAGCGTGGCTAGCAATTGATTGACTAACTTTTGTAACAGCATCCGAAAGCTTGTCCATCATTTTGTCCATTGCTTTAGGCCCAGCAGATAGATCAAACGCTTTTGCGAAAGCAGATGTGATTGTGCTTAGGCCTTTGCTCATTGCTTGACCTAATTTGCCAAACTCTTTATCGGTGTTTTTGTCCTGTGACCATCGGCTGATAGCCCCAAGCACTGGGTTTTGAGCCGTTAAAAAAGGCTTTTCTATGTCGCCAATTAGCGCTGGGATGCGAGACTTGATAACCCGAGTCATGCCGGGGATAGTTTGCATCAAGTTGTCTGACGCTTTGCTATATTTCTGCCCTAATTCTTCGATAACGTTAGTGGCGTCTTGAGCACTGATCTTGCCAGCACTCATCTGTGCACGAAGATCAGTCATAGTTAGCTGAGAATTATGCTGAACTTTCTTTTCGTATTCCAGCATCGCATCAGCCATCATTGGAAAGGCATCTGTTAGCTGATTGAAGTCACCAAGTTGCACAATTGATCCAGACAATGTATGCGTAAAGTCGAGACCGACCTGTTGAATACGATCACCAGATAATCCAATCGCATCACCCATTGTCAGAAAGGCGGAAGTTAAAGCCTCTGTTTTCGGTTGGTTATCAAAGACATGATAAAACTGCTGGTTTAGTTCGTTTACCAAATCAGTATCTTGACCAAACTTGACGGCAAGTTTGTTGGTCATGTCAACCATTGCTTGCCCTTTTTCAGCATTACCAGTCAAGGTTAGCCAAATGGCATTCATCTGATCTTGCTGCTTTTCGTATTCCATACCAGCAGCAGTTGCTTCTTCAATTTTTCCTTTTAGTTCCTGCCAACCGCTTGTGATGGCATTGGTGATTAAGCCACCTTCAACAATTTTACGGAGCAGACCCGGAGTTTTCTCGGCCTGCTCGTTTGTTCCTTTAATCGCTGACTTGATTCGACTGAACACAGATGGATTAGCCTTGTCCATTTCGGCCTGCAAACCGGTCATAGAAGACTTTGCTTTTGCTAGGCTGGTAGCTGTCTCGTCAACACGCGTCTTCTGTGTACGCCAAGCATCGGAGTCTTTGCCGCTAGCACTGGCAATCTTATCCAACTCAGCAGACTGTTTAGACAGTTGCTCATTAAGATTGGTAATGGAGGACTTATAGCCTTCCATTTTGGCCTTGTTGGCTTCTTGCTGTTTGCCCTCAGCCTCTAGGCGAGTCACATAGGCTTGATTTGCCCGTGCAGCAGCTGTGTATTCTTGCTGTAAGCCAGCTAATCCAGACTTTTGATAGTCCATGGCCTGTTTGGCACGGTCTTGCTGAGCTTGCATACTGGCCAGTTGCTTGTTAGCGCCATCGATTTGCTGCTGATACTTTAAAAACTGTTGAGCAACATCGGCAGTATTACCCTTCAACTCAGCTTGTTTGGCTTTGAGAGCGTCAATCTTAGACTGCTGTGCTTCAATAGACTTACCCAAGCCGTCATACTTGGCTTGAGCAGCGCCAACTGCATCACCAGCGGATTTCATCTCCGCCTCTTGAGCTTTCCAAGCATTTTGGCTAGAACGAACAACCGCTGTTAATGATTTGACGGATTCGCTTGCCGACAATAGATCAAGGGCAATCTTGGTGCTCATTGTTGCATTAATTTGTTGTGCCACTTCAATCACCCTTTCTCTTGGTATTGCTTCCACATAATTGCCGGATCAACTGGCCGGTCTTTCTTATCCTTGGCGGACATCATTTCCAGCATTTCAAAATAATCAGCATCATCAAAATCCTGCATTGACCAGTGGAAATACATGACTGCCTGCTTTTTCATCCATCTAAAGTCCTGTAGCTGATTTTCAAGCTCATAAACTTTTACGGCTGGATTAATCTTTGCTTTTGCTGGCATCCTGCTTCTTGGCAGCTAAGTCAATATCCTCATCACTCATGCCCATCATGCGCTCAAAAGTGTAATTAACTGCCTGAATAGTGTCGGCAAATTCTAAATCCCCAAGTTTTTCGATTTCTTGCTTGTTCAGGCCTAAAACCGTGGTCAAGAAGTCGATTGAGTCATGCAGCATATCGCGTTGCATTTTAATAATTTCTACCGGTTCCATATCAGCAACATCGTCTGCCTTGGCCATCAGTAACTGTAAGTCATACATCTTTTCCATGTTCCGATTACTGGTCTTGACTTCATGTACACGGTTGCTAAGTTGACTAACTTTGATTTTCATTTGTAATACCATCCTCTGTATTTGATAAGGTCACTGTGGTGAATCGGACACCACCAAGTTCACCAGAAAGCGACTTTTGAGCATAAAAAATAGCGCACGTTCGTGAGCCATTCATCAGTTGTTGCTATTAAGTTGCATCAGATTGCGTCTGTCAGCATCGACTTATTCGCCTGCTGGTGGGGTTGGCAATACATATCCGCCGAACACTTCTTTGTACATGTTGGCTTTGTCAAACTTGCTGTCAAGATCGCTATAAATCTTGTATGGCTGATTGTTGAATGCCGCAGTGGAGAGCGCAGTGTAAGTCAGAGTATCATCCACACGTTGTTCAGCTGCCGCATCAGTTTGAATGTTCGCTGCGGTTTCGGTCATGATGCCATCGCCAAAGCCATAGTAAACAAAGTGCAGCCGATCAATGGTCTGAGTTGTAATCAGCAATGCCACATGAGCCTTCAAGTTCTCATCTGTATAACCGCCCTTGCTATCACTGACAAACCCTTTGATTTGTTGCTTGATTGCGTAGTCCAAGTTGTTAATGTCCAAGGCTACTGACGGTTCTGAAGTTCCGACCGTAACGTCTTGAACGTTGTTGTTGCCATAAATCTTAGTAATGGTGCCTGCTAATCCTGTAATGTTGGCAGTTTTAGCACCTAAGTCTTTGTGATCGACAGTATAGATACCGTCTGTTCCTAATCCTGCCCCAGTGCCAGAAATTAACTTTTGTTGTGCATCAACCAAGGCCAGTTGAATTTGATATAAACCTACTGTTGCCATTTGAAGTCCTCCTAAATATTCTTTGTTCTACTGAAATAAAATGTGTTGAAAAGCTGCTGTGTGTCTGGGTCTAATGTACGTTGTCTAACCGCGGCTACTTGCCAATGTTGATGAGTAAAAGCCTTCATCATGGCTATCTCAATGGTTTCGGGATCAGAATCAAGCAATTGCGAGTACCAGATCTGTACTTCTACTTCCTGATTTAATGCCCAGAAATCATTGTCACCATATGCGGCCGGATCATTAGCAGCGTCAGTAATCAACACAACAGTTTTGTTCAGACTATTGGCTAATTCTTGCGGCAAATTGTTGCCTTCAACTGCATCAATACCGGCAATACTGGATTGGCTAAGCACTGTTACTGCATCATCTACGGCGCTCATTCATCCCCACCACCATTCGATTTGGCAATAATTTCTTGGTATTTCGCCGCTTCAGCTGCAAATACTGCATCTTTAGCATCGTCACGGGCATTATCAACAAAATGGTCTGCATGGATATACTTGGTGCCATCATTCAAGAAGCCTGCAATGAATGCTTTATTGCCAAAGCCAACCGTTGAGCTGCCATTATGATCACCGTCAATATCTCCTGCTCCGCTGTTTATATCCTCGCTCAGATGACCATACTTGCCACCATCACCCTTTGTATTCGGGTGCTTTTCTTTTGTGACCTCCGTGAGCTTCTTGGCAAAAACATCAGCACCAGCCTTGGTAATCTTCTCTTGGTCACTGATAGACAATTCAGCAGCTTTCGATACTTGCTTAAGCCATTGTCCAAGCGCCTCATCCATGTCCACGGTTATGCCCCCTTAGTTGTTTTGACTAGGGTCAGATAGTCATAACGAATAGCATCGTTTGAATCATCTGGACTAATGTCTGAAATGTCATATACGATGCCATCTATTCTTGCTTGCTGTTGGCTTGCGTTACGTACATCGTGCCTGACAATAACTGTGATTGAATTATCCAAACGTGTGCCCACAAGCGTGTACTGCTGTGTGAGTGTCCGTTTCTGCTGCTTGAAATGCAGGCTGTAAGCTGGTACAAAGCTGGTGATATTAATACCAGCGCCAGTCTTGTGTGATTGTGGAGAGCCAAGCTCAACTTTGCGGCTGAAATCACTTGGTTTGAAATTAGCTGCCATCAGTATCACCGCTATCCGAATTCACTGGCTGATTGGCTTGCAAATGGAGCAACATCATCAAAACACCTTGCGACAGCCCGTTTTCAAGAGCACGATCATAATATTGCTGTGTAACCATTGTCTTAATGGCAAGTTTTGCAATCGGATCGGATTCATCGAGAACTCCCACAGAACTTGTAACTACTCCTGTAGCACCAGCAACTAAGTTTGTAATGGTTGTCTTTTCGGCATCATCAAGATTAAGTTCTGCCATTAGGTCAGTAACAATATCAGATTGAAAGCTATCATTATCAGCCATTACTTCATCTCCTTCATTGGCCGCCTGCCAGTTGATCAGCAAACTGTTTATTTTATAGGCGACCACTTAGATTAATTGCCTGCGCTTGCTGCTGGGAAGTTTGCTTTCTGGTCAGCAATTGCGGAAAATGATCCAGCCACAAAGGCATCAGCATCAGTTGCTTGCACATCGAATCGATCAATCACACGCAGCTTGGTCTGGTCACGCTCAAACGCACCAGCACCGATATTGGTAACAACCAAGCTCATCTGTTGACGATCAAACAGGGTCGCAGCCTGAGAAAGATCGCCATAATATAACGGATAAACTGGTGCAGCAGCAGTGCCTGCGCTTGGCAGCCAACGGTCAGAGATGACAACCACCTGATGACCACGAATGCTGTAAGGCATGTCAGGAACAACGTTGGCCTGAATAAGATACTGGCCCATGGCGTCCTTAACCTTTGCCAGCTGTGCAAACCCGCTAACATTGGTCATCAAAACTGATGTGGACTGGATAGCCGGATCAACAGCCGTGTAGATCATATCCAAAATGTCGTCAAACTTAGCAATCGTTGGCTTCTTAGGAGCGTTGTTCATTGCTGAAATGATGACGCCGTTGCGCGTTACAACATCCTTACGGGAAACAAATTGTTCAATCCACGCTTGAATGTTTTGATCACTGTCATTAAGCAAAGTATTCGGCATTGTAGAAATGCCAGCATACCGATGAATGGTGTACTTGATTTGTGTCAACTTTGGATCATCGTTGTCACCAATCAAGCCATTTTCATCGTCAAGGTTTGCTAATGGTGTGATCGTTTCAAATGGTTCATACACACGTGAGCCAGTTGGGGTAGAAACGCTCTCAACCTTTACGTATTGTTCAAGAGACGCGTACTGCCGTTTTAGCTGATTGATGTTGGTCTGAATATCAGGCGGAATCGTCAGCCCTGCATTAGACGTATCACCGTCAGTATTGCCAGAAGTTACCAAATCAGTAATCCGTTTCTTGCCCGTAGCCAAATCCACAAAATTGTGGACAAAATCTTTGGCTGGATTCTTTTCTGGTAAAATGTTCACTTTCTTACCGGTAATGTCAGTTGGCTTTTCTGCCTCCGCTTCAGCTTTAGCATCATCTAGTGCTGACTTTGCAAAGTCTCGTGCAGTCTTAGCGGCCTTCAAATCATCCATTACTTTCTTAACGTCATCTTCTGTGTAAGAAGACGGATCAGATGCCAAGGCAACTGCCATCTTTTGCGACTTGTCTTGCAAATCAGTTACCTTTTGTCCCGCTGAAATCCATGCGGTGTTTAAATCGTTTACACTAGCCATTATTTGGCCTCCTTATTTTTAATACCCAACAACAAAGCCAGCTTAGGATCAATGGTTTTCTTTCCATCGTCCTTAGGCTGGCTTGTGGCTGGTTTATTTTGCTGACTGTTTGCTTTTGCCATCAATGATTTAACTCGGTGAATCATGTCAGTTGTTAGTGGCAAAACACTATTTGTAACTGCTGGTGCTGTATCAAACATGATATCATCAGCGAAGCCTTTCTCAACTGCCTCTTTGGCATTGATCCATGTCTCGTTAACCATCATGTTGTACACATCGCTAGGACTCATACCGGTTTTTGCTACATATACGTCAACCAATGACTGGTCAATGCTGTCTAACGATTGGCCTGCTGAATTTAATGCATCAACATTGCCGTTTGCTGACGTTGATGCTCTGTGAATCATCAGTTGAGCCGTTGGCGCCATCTCGACTTTATCTCCTGCCAAGGCAACCACTGATGCTGCAGACGCTGCAAGGCCAACAATATTGGTAATGATGCTACCTGAATAGTTCTTAATGGCCGTTGCCATCTCGCTACCAGCAAATACATCACCGCCCGGGCTATTAATTTCCAAGACAACGTCCTGCCCGCTTGCCTGCGATAATGCGTCTGATAAATCTGTTGGGGTGACTGTCTGGTAACCAAAGAACTGATAAATGTCGGCATCATCTTCACTTGAGATAACGCCCTTAATTGGTACCGTTACTGCCATTCGTATCACCTCCTTTAAGGTTAGACTGATCTGGATTGAACTTAGGCGCATCGTCTGGCAAGAAACCAACGCGGCGAAGTAAAAAGTCGGATTGGTTGCCAGAAAGCGCACCGTTTTTTACGGCACCCCCAACGGCTGCTAAATAGCTGCTCCGATCCTGATCAATGGCCGGCTGAATATCGATTTCAATAGCAGCCGAGAATTTCTCATTTAACTCGCTAGCAATAGCCTGTGCATATCGGTTGAGACTATTCGCATACATGCCCTCAATCATCGATAAGGATGACTGCTGGTCACCTTGACCATTCAAGTAGCTGTCAGGAATGTTGTAGACTTTCGCAATCTGCTTGCTTGTCCAATCTGTCGATGAGAGCAGCTTAGAGACGTCCGAGTTTAGTTCCAACGGAGCATATGTTGTCAGCTCATCAAGTACGACTGGACCCTTATTCGAGGTTGCTTGAGTCATGAATCCTGCCGACAATGCCTGCTTTTCTTTGAGACTTAATGCCGACCCATTCTTTGCAGTCAACGTTCCGTTCGAAGTAATGGCCTTTGACAGTGCCGATATTGTCAACCCATTGGCACTGTTTTTGATGTTCAGCTCGTTTTGCAGAGCTAATAGCGGTGACCGGCCAACCTCTCCACCATTTCCAATGCCGAGCAGTCTAAGATGAATCATGTCTGACTGTGGCACATTGTTCATAACAGAGATGCTTGGTTCATCAAAAGAAACGTTGTAAGTGAGTCCAGTGCCATCGCTTAAAAGAAATACAGATACTTGAGACGGGCGCAAATATTCAAGACGAACGGGCTGACCGGTAAGCTGGTTGCGCCAAATATACGCATAGGCATTCCCATCAAGTAGCAGTTGTGCCGCCATTGACTGCCAAAATGCTTGCCGGTTAGTGGTTGCTGACGGATGATCAAGAATCGTTTGTGTTCGTGGCTGTCCTGCTTGCATATAACAGGTTGCCAAGTCAGCAGACAATTGATAGATCGTTGCATAAAGGTCTGAGTTGAGTAAGGCCTTACGTGCCGGAACATAGCTTGTAGGGTCAATTGCCAACCCAGCCAAATTATCATCAAAAACTGACTCAAGTACGCTCTGATATTCTGGAGCAGCACGATTAGTTGCTTTGTTGTTTAAGAATCCAAAAATCACCATCAGTCACTTCCCTTCTTGGCTTTGCTAATCACAAGTGCTGTTGCTACCAACAACATTCCCAAAATCACTTGCCCGACTAACATACTGACTGAGAATGCAGCATAGACTAGGACACCAAATCCACATAAAAAAAGAACCGTCTCAATATTTGCAAATAGAAACAGTCCTACCACTTTCAAAGCTTTACTAAATTGTTCAACCAACGGCATCACCTCCAAACCCAAACTGGCCGTCTTCGATCATTTTTTTGAACTTCTTGGGCGTCATCAGTTCAACTTCTTTGGTGCGGTCATTCGCTATTCCATAATCCTCGAAGTGATACATGCCTTGATAAAGAGCGTCAATTAAGGCATCAACCACATCGATTTTCAACGTTGCTTTGGCCTTATCGACTTGAATTCCGACCTTATCTTCATAAATCTGGGCATTAAGCAATGCTTTTTCCATGATTTTGTCGTCTAATCTAGTGATTGATTTCTCAATAAACATCGTTTGCAAAAATTTAGTCGGGTCTTTCAGCTCGCCAGTTCTTTGCTTGACCGGCAAAAGATTCCAGCCAGAATTAAGTTCTAACTGTTTAACCATGCGTGTGGCACCCATTGCATCATAGCCAAAGCACATGACATTCAACCGGTGCTTCTCAACAAAATCAATCAGCCATGTATACACCTGATCATCATTGATGATGCCTTGTGGATGGCTAGTGATTGTGCAATAGCCTTCTTTTGCCAACTCTCGATAGGCAATGCCGTCTTGCTTTTCCTTGGCTTCAATTGATCCAGCTTTTTGCCAAGGAATAAACGAATGTTGAGCAATGTACCAGTGTTTTCCATCGCTATCCTCATAAGGAAAAACAAAAGCAAGCGCAGTGTTATCGCTGAACATCGAATAGTCAAATCCGATATAAACATCACGACCATCAATTTCAAAGCTAGGAATGATTGCGTGTTCAACGTCTGCTAGTTTCAAGTAACTATCTGATGATTCTTGAAGCCACATATTCAGATTCTTGTTCTGAAAATCTCCAATATTGTTTGAGAGCATGTCACTGTCACGTTTGTCCACCAAGCCTTGCATTAACACTTCTCTTTGATCAGGCAAATCCAATAGTGGATTACTCTTAACCCAAGTTTCGGGCTTGAACGTCTCATTAAGACTGTCTTGCGCCCAAATAAGTCCTAAGTACGTATCAGCATCTCGTTTGTAATCCTGTTCCATGGCCTGCTGTATCATTTTCTGATCTTCATGAAACGGTACTCCGGGCTTAGGATAAGCTGTTGAAATCTGGATGAACTGGCGATTCTTCACTTTGACTTGTCCAGATATGATTTTTGATATCTTATCGCGGCTTTCGACTTCTCCGATTTCATCAAAAATGGCTGTCGTAAAATGATAGCTATCATATTGGCCCGATTCATGGCTTATTGGGCGTAACACGTTATTGTTGTTACGCATAAGGATCTGGTCTGACTGAATACTATGGGTATCCAAGCCAACCTCAGCCGCAAGCGACCTAAAAGGCTCATTAGCAATGATCTTTTTCATCATTCCTTTGATGTACCCATATATTTTCCCGGTTTGCTTGTAATTAATCGATGCTACTAAGAAATCTTGGTTAGACAATCCCAGCGATTCAACTAAATATGAGTAACACGCAATGATCGACATCATGTACGTCTTGCCTTGACCACGTGCAACACTAACAATGGCACGACTGAACCGTTTACCACCATCTTGATTACGCCAGCCGATAAGTTGAGACAATATAAAAGCCTGCCAAGGCATAAGCTTGGTAGGCTCTCCGGTATCGACATCCGGGCAAATAGCGGCGAAGTTTAAAATGTTGCTAACCTTGTTTAAGTCGTAATTGAACGGGAAGCTATGGTCACCTTCTAGCGAACGCTTTAGGTCTTGTATGTGCCTGAAGGCCGCAAGTTTAATTAGATATCCGGCTTGCTGTTCACCGCTAAGAACGCTTAATGCATAAGCTGTCCCCGGGTCCCTAAAGGTACTAATAACTTCTTCAAAATTTCCACGCTGATAAGCCCCAATAACGTCATGGGATTGTGTTAAGTCAACTCGGTTCACCTAACATCGCCTCCTAAGAACTTCTTCATCTCGGCGACTACATCAGGCTTCTTGTCAGGCGGCTTAATTGTTGCAAGATCTGCACGGCTCTTAGGTGACAGCCCTAGTTGAATGCCAATCGCAGTCATTTGCTTAGAAGCGTCATTATATATGGCTGTGGCGGGATTGCGCTTATATCCCATGAAGTCTTTTCCAACAACGTCTCCCGCACTATTTTGAACACTCCTGTATATGGCTTGCTGAACACCATCCTTTTTGATCGACTCGTATGCTTCTCGGTAAATCTCATAGGCACTGCAGTAGTTTTCAACCAAATTAGCATCGATGCGTTCAATCGCTGATTGTTGCTCTAAAACAGGTAGAACACGGCGCCACATTGCTTTAGCGATTCGACCTAAATAAGTTGGCGGTGTGGTCGGAAAATTGCCGTTGTGTTGGTCTTTATAAGCTTTTTTGACGATCTCACCCACCTCCTAACTTCGGGCTGACCCCCCCTAGGTAAAATTTTTGAAAATTTGATTTTGCCACAAGACAACAGCTGGTGTGCGCTCCCCGACTAGAGCCAGTAAGGGGGGGCGTCCAAAAAATTTCGCGTTTGTCATTCTCACTGCTGACGGTCAATCAGTTCAACTATCCGTTTTACGTCATGCAAACGTGGCGATCCCTTGAGCACGTTGGTTTGACCGGTGCCATAGTACGTTTTCTCCCAAGCTGTCTTGGCTTGGTGGCAGGCCTTGCAGCACGTGACAAGGTTAGACGCATCACTCATGCCGTTAGCATCAGCTTCGATTGGCACCACATGATCAACGATGTTCCCTTGTGTCAGTCTTCCACGTGCTTTGCAGTATTGGCATAGATAGTAATCTCGATCAAGCACCAGTTGACGAAGGTGCTTCCATTGTTGTGTTTTGTAAAACTTGTACTGTTCACGCTTGCTGACTGAACGATTGCGTGTGATGTGGTTGTACTTCCAATAGTCGCGCTTCTTTTCGTCTGCTGCAGCTTCAAATGACTTGTGCTGCGCGCAGTAGCGTGCCGGCCACTCCACAACGTTGTGGCAGCCAAGTGCACGGCAGCGATGTACTCTAGGCATGTGTGTCACTCCTCATGCAATCCGATGACGATTGCCAATCCGATAAGCAGTGTCATCACAGCAATCATTACTATCAGCGGCATGAATACTAGCAGCCAACTCCATGCAATCAAACCGAATAGCTTGGCCAGCACGAATATTAGTGTGAGCAGTAATAGGAAATTGCACATGCTAAATTGCCTCCGTGTATTGTTTAATCTTGTCAACTTGCAAGTCGCACCATTCATCATGTGTGCCGTCTGCTTTGTAGATTGTTACGACTGGCATTGAACGATAGCCTAGCTTGCGGAACCGTTCGTAGTCGTCCGCGTCTGCTGTGACTGTTTGTACTGGAATGACTTGCGATAGTCTGCTGACAGTGTGCCGGCATTTTTGACAATTCGGCTTTACGTAAACGATCGCCCGCATGCGCTCCTCATTTTTCGAAAGCTCTTCAATTATCGCTTGTTCCGTGCGGCTTACATACCCATAACTCACTCTCTTCATAGCATTAGGCATAGGTTACACCGCCCATTCAAATGTAAAGCCGTGGTGTTGCTTACACTCGCCGCGAAAGCACTTAGACACGCCCTGTCTCTTTAGCTCGAGAATTTCCGCGGCTTTTTTTGCACTTTCGAAGTAATAGCGATGCCCAGATCCGCTTACCACGTAAATTGGACGTCCAAGTGCTTTGGCTATGCGTTTCCCCGCGCGCTTATGGCGGCCATTGTACGTGTTGTTGTAAAATGCCGTGCACCACTCAAGGTTAGAGACTGCGTTATTCGCTTTGTTTTCGTCCTTGTGGTTTACTTCTGGCAAGTTGCTTGGGTTATCTAAGAATGCCTTAGCGACAAGCCGATGGATCAGCCAATTTTTAGCGTTCCCATATCGATATAGAGCGACTGTGTGATATCCATGACCATCGTCCCTGCCCGCGAGCACTCTTCCTTTTCTGCGGCGTCCTTGTGCGTCTTCGCGATCAAGGCTTCTTACTCTTCCCAATTCGCTAACTTGGTAGATTCCTTCATATCCTTCAACGTCTTTCCAAATCTCGCTTTCTTCTTTAAACATAGTAAATCGCCCTCGTCTCGTGGTCAGAATATTCAATTAGTTCAAATGTCTTATGAGCAACAACTCCGAGATCATCTGTCCACTTATCCGTAGGTTTTCTCGTAGACATCTGCCTTTGAACGAATCCACCTAAATCCTTGCTCATTTCACTGTGCATGTGACCCGTTATCAATTCGCGGTTCTGTGCCGTTCCCAGCATGAATCCAAACTCGTCTAAGTATTTTGCAAGGTAGTTGTTCTTGCCCTTGTCTCCGTGAGTGGCACCAATGAAGTTATGGCCTAACATTGTGCCTTTGTAATGCTTCAGTGATATATCCCAAGTGATGTTCGACTGGTTGCTGTAGGCACGTTTCAATAGACGTGCAAACATGTATCCAACTGACGGATCATGATTACCGGCACAATACATGACCTCACACTCATTGGCGTTCTTGATAATTGCTTCAATCAACGTCTCGAAGTATTGCTCCATTTCGTTCACGGTCTCGCCTAGGTCGGTTGTTTCGAGCTGTGTGCCCTTTGCTGTGGTTGAGTTGATATTATCCACATGAGCCAGATCACCGCCCATAATGAGCAATATTTTGGCGTAGTGGCCGCGTTGAATGATCTCTAATTGCCGTTTAAGCGATTCAGCATAGACATCAAACGTGTGACCGTTGAAATGTGTATCGAAAGCGGGAATGACCAGATAGCGATCTGATTCCACAAAAATAGGAGCCTTGGCTTGATACGGCTCCTTGTGTGTGATGATGTCATTCATCAATGATTCATATTGTTCTGCTTCAACTAACGGCCTGATTTGTATCTTGCTCTGGTACAGTGTAGCTTCAGGCGTCTGCTTCCAGAAGTTGCTTGTGGCACGCACAATCTCCCACTTGGTGTAATCATACCCGTGAGCTTCCAGAACCTCTCTAGGCGTCATTTTGTGACCCCTGACAACCTTTAGAATGGTTTCACTGGATTGTGTGCCGTCTGAATCGTATTCATTCTTTAGTGGCTTCTGAAATTCGATACCAAGCCGTCTTGCTTTACCTTGAAGCGCATCATAGCTAATTCCGAGTTTGTCGGCCGTTTCTCGTCTGGTAAAGCCTTCAGAGGCGAGCTTCCTAATGTCACTGATTTGTTCATCTGTCCACTGCATCTACTCGCCTCCTGAAATTTACTGTTTTACGTATTTCAGCAATAGCTCGTCTGGTCGCTTACCTTTTGCCTGAAATGATATCTTTTTGCCCAAAACAAAAGCCACCTCGGTATGAGGCAGCTGCGTGTATTCACTGATATAGATTTGTTTTGCCGGGCAGTTAGCAAGCCAGACGTAGAAGGCGTCTGGATCCCACCCGCCATATTCATTTCCGGTGTTAACGTAAGGCGGATCACAGTAGACAACGTCATCTGGTCGAATGATTAGATCGTGATAATCCAGCGTTGAATATTCCAGTTGTTGCAGTTGTTGCAGTTGTTGCAGTTGTTGCAGTTGTTGCAGTTGTTGCAGTTGTTGCAGTTGTTCGAGTTGTTGCAGTTGTTGCAGTTGTTGCAGTTGTTCGAGTTGTTCGAGTCGTCGCAGTTGCAAGAGTTGCTGGAGTTTATCCTGATCACGATGGGAACTGATGCCCATTTCAGCTAATCGCCACTTGTGATACAGCCTGTATTTACACGAAATACTGTTTTCATTTTTTGCATATGAGTAAAGCTCATCAAGCTTTGTCCCTGTGTCTCCCCAAAAGAGTGCTCGCGTCAGTTGTAGCTTTTCTTTTTCGATTTTCTTTCCCCAAAGGTATGATTTCAATCCGTTGCTAAAGCTCCAAACGGTCAGTACAAGAGTACGCTCAATCGAATCAGGCATGTTGTCTCGCCAGTTGTAAAACGTTTCGCGATCCATATATACATACTTCATTAGATCAAAATGAGGCTTGTCTTCGATCAATGCTTTTAACAGATTGACAACCGTTTTTCTCCGGTCATTGTAAACTACTTCGTCCCATTTCCCAGAAGAGGATGCTGTCAAGCTGATTGATCCACCGCCTCCGAATACGTCAACGAGACGGTTGCCAGCAGGCAATATGTCAATGATCTTTTCTGCTTTTTGGCCCTTATTGCCAACGTATGGTAGTCCACGTTTCCATTTTTCTGACTGTTTCAAGTTAGTTTCCTCCGAAATTATGTATAAAAATAGCACCTCACCGTTTGGCGGAGTGCTTAGTAGTCGACTATTATCAGTAACTATGCACGGATTGCCAGTAGTGCTCTTACTTTACTAGAGACCCTATTTGCGAGTTCGCTGTTTCCCTGATAGCCATTGTCATAAAACTCGGTGTACTCAGACGAAATGTCTGCCGGAAGATGCTCACCATAATCTTTTTTAAAGCTTTCTCTGTTGCAAACTGTAATAACTTTTTTGCCAATTGTGTGACAAATGCCGAGCTCATAAAACACATTTGGGTTCTTATAGCTCAAATCAGCTATAGCAAAAGCCGATGTGCAAATATCTTGCCAAATATTTTCTACAATATTATTGCCTCTATTAGGATCAAACATATCTTCCGATTTTATGATACTGACATCATTTCCTACTTTGTCAACAATCGCTTTCATTGCATTAAGTGGTTCTTCTCTAAAAGGTAAGATATAAAAAATCTTATTCTTATTGACAACCATATTACGCGCCTTAAATTTCGGATCAATAATCATCATGTTGTTTTTCCTTTCGAAATACTTGATTATATTGGTAGAATTATGTTCTAGGTTGGCTTTTAAATCTTTTGCATCATTTACTAGTTCTTTGAATTTTGCAAGCTTTGATTCGGTCGGTGTTACAGTAATGCTTGTCAATTGCTTAGAATATTTAGATATGAGGTTTACTGGTATTTGAACAAAGAATTGGGGACTGTACCCTCGGTATAGGCCCATATGAATACCTAATAATTCGTGTGCTTGAGATATGCTTTGTGCTTGCATATCCAAAAGCGATATTTCTTCAAACCCATATATGGCTTTTTGACTGGTTAATCCTAAA